TGACGAACAATGGAAAGCAGAGGAAATTGGACGCATTGGTGAAGAACGTTTCCGTCGTGAACACGGTTGCGAGTTCTTGATCTATGACGAAACCTTAATCAACGCTACCACTCTAATCGAAATGGCAAGCATTGATCCAATTGAGAGACAAGGGCAGGTGCGGTGGTATGCAAAGCCACAACGCGATAAGACTTACGTGGTTGCGCTTGATCCAAGTTTAGGCACAGGTGGAGACCCTGCTGCTATCCAAATTTTGGAGCTACCCACACTTAAACAAGTAGGGGAATGGCAGCACAACAAAACCCCTGTTCAGCGCCAAGTTGTTATCCTCAAAGAGATTTGCAATTATCTATACGAAGTAACAGGAACTGAAAACTCTATTTACTACAGTGTTGAAAACAATACATTAGGCGAAGCAGCATTAGTTGCTATTGCAGAAGTGGGCGAAGAAAATATCCGTGGACTATTCTTGTCTGAGCCGTACAAGAGCGGTGGCGGCCGTAGATCACGTAAGGGCTTTACTACCACAAGCAAGAGCAAGATTGCAGTGTGTGCTAAGTTTAAGAGTTTGGTTGAGCAGAAGAAGCTGTTTATTGCATCACGCAATTTAATTGGTGAGCTCAAAACTTTTGTGGCAATGGAAAACAGTTTTAAAGCCAAAATTGGTGAAACAGACGACTTGGTAATGGCTATGCTGCTAGCAGTTAGAATGGTACAAGCACTACAGAGCTTTGATGCACAGTTAGATGATCATGTTAAGGACATGGATGAGTACATACAACCTATGCCCTTCATTATGTCTATGGGCTAAATATACAAATAACAGGTTTAACTATGCGCGAATTAGACAAGATTGCAGAGAATTTATTTAACAAGATCCGTACTCGTTTTGAGAACGTGAACTTGGGCGACGAAAACGCCAAACACACTGAAGATCCGGCACAAGCACGTTTCATTAACTTTGATTACGTTGATTCAGCTGGTAAGAACTACGGTAACATCACAATCAGTATCATTGACGAAACAGGTTTAAAGATCTATTTCAGCAAGCACATTACTGATGCACTTGAGGGTGAAGAACAAGATAATTGGTTTAACTTCCTTAAAGGTATCCGTCGATTTGCCAAAGCTAACCTATTGAGCTTTGACGTTCGTGACATTACCAAGAGCAACTTAGACCTACGTGACCTAAAGCAACAAAGTAAATCGGACAGCACATACACCGATGATGAAGTTACAATGAACGAAAGCAAGATGTGGGGCACTAGCCGCAGCAGCTATCAAGAAATGGGCCCTGCTCGCATTATTGTTCGTCACAATAACAATGTAGACGAAGAAAAACGCGGAAGCCGTAGCCGTAACATTGAAGCAGTATTCATTGAAAACCACGTTGGTGAACGTAGATTGCTAGACTTTAAAAATCTACATGGTGCCCGTGCAATGGCACAACATTGCTCACAAGGTGGGTCAGTTGATGATGAGTTAGGCGAAAGCATTACTAGCATTGTGAAAGAAATGGGCGCAATGAGCCATTTTGTTCGCGAAGCTAAACGTCGCCAGTTTGAAGATACTGAAACCAGCAGCATGGCTCAAGCAGCGGTGCAGCGTTACGGCGAACTAAAGAATCAACTAAAACACTTGGGCGGACGCAGAGGTTACGACAGCTACAAGCAATCGTATCATCCAGCACACAACATTGAAGAAGAAATTGATGTAGACGCATTACGCGAACGCTTTGTTAAAAAAGTTTACGATGATCGTTTCACCGAAGCATTGCCGTTTGTGTACAAAGCCTACAAGGATCAACAAAAGCGTATGCACACACCAATGGGCGAAGAATTTGAACAGTGGGCAAATGACATCACCGAAGATACATTTGAGTCCGACGACGAAGAGTACGAAGCACTGTCTAGAGTGATGAGCAAACCAATTAATGCTGGCATGGACGGACTAGATGCAGCACAAGCTATTGCCCATATTTTCGGTGAAGAGAGTTTGGAAGAGAAGTTAACTGACTTAGGTCGTACCTCGGGACCAGATACAGATGCTCGCCAAACAATTTTGGATTGGATGAGAGCAAATGGTATGACCATCGTGGCCGACAAGATCCAAGCAGAGATTGCACCAGAAAACACCGCCCCAATGGACGGAACAGCGCCAGCAGCACCTGCCCCTGTAGCAGGATCGCAACCAATGGCAGCAACCACAACAGACGAAGTACCAACAAATGAGTCCCATGACCCACTTGATGTTATGAAACGTCTTGCAAGACTAGTTCGATAACAGTTCGAACTTGTTTAGCCAAAGGCACAGAAATTTGTGCCTTTTCTTTTGACTTAGCTAAATACATTATCGTATACTACACACTGTGCTGTATACGATTAGGCACATTAAAAGACCATCTTAATTTATATAAAGGAAATACATCATGGCTATGACACTTGCAGAAATTCGCGCAAAACTACAATCACAAGAGAACCGCACAGGCGGTAATCGTCCCCAAGGCGACAACGCCATTTACGCACACTGGAACATTCCAGAAAACACGACATCCCGTGTTCGATTCCTCCCAGACGCAGACACTAAAAACTCATTCTTTTGGGTTGAACGTGCTATGATCAAATTGCCATTCGCTGGCATTAAAGGTCAAAGCGACAGCAAGCCTGTTGTAGTTCAAGTACCTTGCGTTGAGATGTGGGGCGATGCTTGCCCAATCTTAGCAGAAGTACGTACATGGTTCAAAGACCCAGCAATGGAAGAAATGGGTCGCAAGTACTGGAAAAAGCGCAGCTACTTGTTCCAAGGTTTCGTTCGTGAAAACCCACTGAGCGATGACAAAACCCCTGAGAACCCAATCCGTCGATTCATCATCAGCCCACAAATCTTTACTTTGGTAAAGAACGCATTGATGGATCCAGAAATGGAAAACTTGCCAACTGACTACGCAGGTGGTCTTGACTTCAACATCAAGAAGACCAGCAAGGGTGGTTATGCTGACTACAACAGCAGCACATGGGCACGTAAAGAGAGTTCATTGAACTCCACAGAAGCTGAAGCCATTGAGACTCACGGCTTGTACAACTTGGCAGACTTCTTGCCAAAGCGTCCTGACGCTACAGCGTTGCAAGTCATGAAAGAAATGTTTGAAGCATCTGTTGATGGTCAACCGTACGATGCAGATCGTTGGGCTAACTACTTCAAGCCAGCTGGCTTGCAAGTTGGTTCTGGTTCCACTGGTGATGAGGTGGCAGCTAAACCTGTACCACAAGCTCGCCCAGCAGTTGCAGCTCCTGTTGCAGCTCCGGTGGTTAATGAGACACCAGCATGGGAAGACGACGCAGCAGAAGCAGCATCGGCTCCAGTTGTTGCACCAGCAGCAGCTAAGCCAAGCAGCCAAAAAGCTGAAGACATCCTTGCGATGATTCGCAACCGTAAGCAGTAATCTGCTCAAGGGAGAGACTAGACATTGCTCTAGCTCTCCTTTATTTTTCAAGGAACAATAATATGGCAAAACCATTTGACGTAAGTAAATTTCGTAAGACTCTTACGAAAAGCATCGAAGGCCTAAGTGTAGGCTTCAACGACCCAACCGATTGGGTATCAACAAACAATTTCGCACTTAACTACTTGATCAGCGGGGACTTCACAAAAGGTATCCCAATGGGCAAGGTTACAGTGTTTGCTGGTGAGTCCGGCGCAGGCAAAAGTTTTATCTGTAGTGGCAACTTAGTTGCTAACGCACAAAAGCAAGGCATTTTCCCTATCTTAATTGATACTGAAAACGCTCTTGATGAAAAGTGGCTACACGCACTAAACGTAGACACAAGTGAAGACAAGCTGCTAAAGCTGAACATGGCCATGATCGACGACGTCGCTAAAATGATTAGTGAGTTCGTTAAGGAATACAAAACCATGCCAGAAGACCAACGCCCTAAAGTCTTGTTTGTATTGGACAGCTTGGGGATGTTGCTAACACCAACAGACGTTAACCAGTTTAACGCAGGTGACATGAAGGGTGACATGGGTCGTAAGCCAAAGGCATTGACTGCATTGGTTCGTAACTGTGTAAACATGTTTGGTGACTTGAACTTGGGTCTAGTTGCAACTAACCACACATACGCATCGCAAGACATGTTTGACCCGGACGACAAGATCTCCGGCGGTCAAGGCTTTATCTATGCTAGCTCTATCGTAGTTGCTATGCGCAAGTTGAAGTTGAAGGAAGACGAAGATGGTAACAAGGTATCTGAAGTTAAGGGTATCCGTGCTGCATGTAAGATCATGAAGACACGTTACGCAAAGCCGTTTGAGTCAGTGCAAGTTAAGATCCCGTACGAAACAGGTATGAACCCTTACAGCGGGTTAACTGACTTGATTGAAGCTAAGGGCATGTTGAAGAAAGAAGGCAACAGTCTTGTGTACACAACAGTCGACGGTGAAATCATCAAGAAATTCCGCAAGGCATGGGAACGCAACGATGATGGATGCTTGGATACCGTAATGTCAGACATTACAAACAATCCACACATCTTTGACAAGAGTGTTGCAGAAGACGCTCCTGTTATTGAAGAAGCAGTAGAGTAATGCTACTAAAGGACATCAAGAGCTTACATGTCGAACTAAGCTCAAAATGTAATGCTTGGTGTCCTAGTTGTGCTCGAAATAAAAATGGATTTGGCCTCAAAGACGGCCTGGTACCGCAGAATCTAGTAGTTGACAAGCTACGCACTGCAATTGACGCATTGCCTGGTTTGACCAAAGTACAGTTCTGCGGTCGCTACGGAGATCCGGCTATTCACCCAGACTTGAGTGAAATCCTTGACTGGACTATCCCGCGAGTGAAACAGATTACGATCCACACAAATGGAAGTGTGCGAAATGCAGACTGGTGGGCGGAAATCGGCCGCAAGTTAAGCAATACAGATCATAGAGTCTGGTTTGGGATTGATGGCCTAGCAGGAGTCCACGAGATATATAGACAGGGCACTGACTTTAACAAAGTAATTGAAAACGCAACAGCATTTATCAACGCAGGCGGCAAAGCAGTTTGGCAATTTATTCCATTCAAGCACAACGAGCACCAACTTAATGCTTGCATTAAGCTAGCGAATCAGTTAAAATTTGCAGACTTTGAATTAGTTGAAGGAGTGCGCAATGTTGAAACGGCACGAAACTACCGTACAGGCGAAGAGTTTATTCTTGAGCCTTGGACAAAAGATCAAACCTTTAACTTCAGAGTGAACCATGAGCAAAAGCTAAGTACAAAGAATTGTGCCCACCTTGAGGCTCCTGGGCTATATATAACAGCTAGCGGAAAGTACACTTTGTGCTGCCACTTTGATCCTTTTGATGATAGGTTTGATCCTATTGGATTTGACACCATTGAAGAAACAGAACAACTGGATATCGCTAGTGAAATAAATACCCAGCCTAGACCGTTATGTGTTTTTGCATGTGCCGGACTAAAGATGGATCGTAAACTAATACCGTTAACAAAATTAAGGAAATCAAATGAGCATTGAAGCAGATGTACTAAGTGAAGTGTACACAATTTTAAAACAGTACATTCCTGTTAAGGATCGCCAGGAAGCAGCAGATAATCTTATGGGGTTGCTAGTTGACGCACTCGACGACGTTTCGCTGAAAGAGTTTAGCGGCACAGATGCAGCACTCGGCCGTGCATATAAAGAATATGCAGCAGGGTTTGAGGACGACGAAGACGACATTGATTCTGGGTACGAAGATTAATTATGTGGTATAACCGTGTTGTTAGCGACCTAAGTAAAATTCCCGATTGCATCGAATACTTTGAAAAAGAGTTGATCAATGCACGTGGGGAGATTGCTATCCGCGGAAACGTTGAGAAAAGCATCAGCAACTTACCGGGCGTAACAGAGTATAGATTCAACCAACTGCAAGAGATTGAAGCTATCTTAAACTTCCTTAACATTCAGTTACGCAAGATTCGTCAAAAGCATTACAAGAAATACCTTGAAGGGTATAACCGTGCCCTAACAAGTCGTGATGCTGAGAAGTACGCAGAAGCAGAAGATGAAGTAGTTGATACGGAAACCATCATTAACGAAGTTGCACTATTAAGAAATAAGTGGCTTGGTGTGATGAAGGGTCTGGAAAGCAAAAACTTCATGATGGGACACGTTGTTCGTTTACGCACAGCGGGCATGGAAGATATTGTAATTCAATAATGGCATTTAAAAACGCCCAAGCAAGTCACGAGCATAGCAGACGAGTTTTAGATTTACTATACGAATACGATAGTTTTCTAGATAGCTTAACTGTAGTTGCAGACTTTGGGTGTGGCGCAGGATTAGATGCAGCGTGGTGGGCAGCATTACAAACACGTGATGACCCGCCTGAGCCACGCAATCTTATTGTATATGCAGTTGATCAAACTATATCGCAAGTGGATCAACGTGTACGTAATCTGCACAATGTAAAAACTATAGAAGCAAACTTTGAGCACGACCATGTTATTCCTAGAGCTTGTGACCTATTGTGGGCACACGACAGTTTCCAATACTGCCTTAGCCCAATACAGACGCTACGGTATTGGAACCAGCAAATTAATCTAAACGGAATGTTGGTTCTAAGTATTCCACAAAACACCTTTAGTCAATACAACCGGCCGCAATCTCATAGTTATAACGGAGTCTACTATAACTACACTCTTGTTAATCTCATGTATATGCTAGCAGTAAGTGGATTTGATTGCAGAGATGCTTACTTTTACAAAGAAGCAAACGATCCGTGGCTATATGCGGCTGTGTACAAAACAAGCGATCCTTTAGACGCCAAA